CTACTGGAAAAAATATTTTATGGAGATAAGGGCGATGGTGTACCGAATATACTCTCGGATGATACAGTATTTATTGAAGGTCGTAGACAAACTCCTCTCCAAAAGAAAAAGTTTGAGTCTTGGAAGTCGTTTGAAGACCCTAAGACGGTCATTCCGAGGGAATACCATGGTAACTATGAGCGAAATAAAACAATGGTGGACTTATGGCAGTCTCCGAAAAAAGTTAGACAAGATATTATAGAGCAGTGGCAAGAACCTAAAGAGACAAGAAATGATAAAATATTTGGATATCTTGTCGAGAAAAAATTGGTCCAACTACAGGGGTCAATACAAGATTTTTTTGTTAACTAAATATTCCCGTGAACTAAAAAGATTAGGATATATTATGGATTTACCAACTAAATTAGACAGCATACGTCTGTCAATACCTCAAGTTATTGAGGCAGTAGATAAAGAAAAAGTACATGAGGAGAAAGTAAAAATTCTCCAGATGAATAATCATCAAGGTCTTCAGATATTTATGAAGGCATGGCTTCATCCCAACATCACATTTAAGTTACCTCGCGGTACCATTCCTGTAAAAAACCCAGACAATCACACGGGTGATACGCCGACTGGCTTGTATGATATACCAGCAGCATACAGATGGATCAGTGGCACATCAGAATGTGAACGGATGAATGCTATTGAACGTGAACGAACATTTATGCAGTATGCAGATACCCTTGATAGGACTGAACTGCCGTTTCTCATAGCGTTAAAGGACAATGATAGGAGTGCATATCCAGGTTTCTATGACCAAGTTGTTGTAGATGCGTTTCCTGAGTTATTTACACCCGAAGAGCAAAAATTGCTTGATCCCAATGTCCCAAAGCCAAAACCAGGACCAAAACGCAAATAACAACCCTAAATAAGGAACTACATTATGAACTATGTTGAGTTATCTTACGATGCTTTGAATGCCCACTACAATGGCGTAAATGAAGCAATGAGATATAAAATCATCAAGGCTATGAACAATGGAGACACCATTGAAGACTTAGATAATATTTTGACTGAATGGGTTATGACGCAACACAAACAAACATTGCTTAACTCATTGGTTGAGAGAAAACAAAATGAAAGACAAGCAGAAACACAAAATAAAGAGCAAGTTGCACCAACTCCGCCACCTCAAATCCCAGATGCAGAAAACTAGGCAGTCTTGGAAACAGAGGGACCAACTAACTTTCATGTGGGGTGTAGTGTGTGAACTTGATGCTCATAACAAACTACCAATTATACCCTATCCTGAAGGTGATGTAACAATCGATGACCTTAAAGGAGATGAAGCATAATATTATGGAAAACAGTCTTATACTCGAGGAAGCAGTTAGATCTGTAAAAGACCTCGAAGGATTTGCCTGTCAAATTGGGATAGGAAGAGGTAATGACTCACTAAGAATCCTCGGTGAGTTACCTAAAGATAAGTTGCTGATACTGGTTGACCCATATGGTGAACATGAGTATCGCACCATAGAGGATGGTTTGCCGACAGATAAAACGGCAGATGGAGTTAAAACAGCATATTCAACATTGGCGTCGCTCTACAGACAAGTATTATCTGGCAATTGGCCATACTTCTTGTACTATCCAATGGAGGATATTGAATTTTACGAACATTTTCAAACAGGTATATTTTTCTATAATAATGGTGAAAAGAGCAGACTAAATGAATATTGCTTTGTGCATTTTAATGCGCATAAAAATGTTTTGAATCTACTCGAAGGTATTCGGTTCTTTAATGAACGAATGGTTGTCGGTGGTAAATGGTATTTTGAAGACACAGACCAATTTAACGAAAGCCAGCATCAGATTTTAGATGAACTCATGGATGAGACCTCCATGGTTGAATGTGATCGTTATGAAGATATCATAATATTTGAAAAAGAAGAACCTCCAAGTGAAGAGGAAGACAATGATGATGCCGAGTAGATACTGTTTGAAACATCCAAAGAGGGAATATGAAAGTATTACTACTAGCAGTTGCACTGCTGATAATAATGCCAGTAAAAGTCCAAATACAACAGTTAAATGCGGGTGCGTATGGTGATCAACTTATCGCATTCGAAGAGTCAATATTTACGGCAAGAAAGAAAAGTATAGAATGTATGGCTCTAAACATCTACCACGAGGCACGGTCATTATCCACGGCAGGACGATTGGCGGTCGCCCAAGTAACACTCAATCGAGTTAAGTCAAAGAAATTTCCAAACACAATCTGTGATGTTGTATACCAAGGCAAACACTGGATCGCCAAAGATGGCTCAAGGTATCCACGCAAAAACTTATGCCATTTTTCATGGTATTGTGATGGACGTAACGACAAACCTACTAACCAAAGAATGTATGATCAGTCCATTTCACTTGCCACACAGGTTGTTGATGGTAAATGGCCGATGGACATAACTGATGGCGCCATGTACTACTATGCTGATTACATTGACCCACCTAGGTGGACTCAAGGTAAGATCAGAGCAGCAGTTATTGATGTTCATCGATTTTACAGATATAGGAAATAATGCCATATTATGATTATTATTGCAGTGACTGTGGAATAGAGTGGGAGGCAAATGTTAAAATGGCTGACCGACATAATCCACCAAAAGAGACCCATCCAGGTAACTGCCTGGAATCTGGGGATGAATGCAAGGTAAAACTCAAAGTAGTTGCACCTGAGTTGCATTCTGGTTATGGTATTAACGGCAGGAGAACTGATCAAAACTTCAAGGATATTCTACGTACCCAAAAGAAGTTTTATGATAAGGCAGATAAGGCACGTTCTGCTCTGGGACTTCCTGTTAAGAAAAACACTATCAACGTAGACACATAGGAGATGTTATATTAAGGGAACCTTGAATGATTGAGATGGTCATGTAAACCTTTTAACTAGGATTTATCTATGGCGAGACGAAATCGAAGATCTCAAATCATACAACTCAGTGATGTTCCAAAATTCAAACCAAATAAAATAAATATCCGTCCCCGTACGGAACGCCAGATGCATGCTTGTGAAGCATGGAGAGACGGTAAAAACCTCTCATTGTCTGGTTACGCAGGGACTGGAAAGACGTTCATTGCCCTACATCTAGCACTAAGTGCGGTAGAAAGTTACGGAGAGCAGGAGCAGATTGTCATTATACGTTCGACAGTTCCTACTCGTGAGTGTGGTTTTCTCCCAGGTACCATTGAGGAAAAAATAGAGGTATATGAACAACCTTACTACGCAATATGTAATGAGCTAACAGGCGAGCATAATGCATATAATGAGTTGAAGAAAAAAGGTCTTATTGATTTCATATCAACCTCGTATATACGAGGGTGTACATTACATGAAAAAGTAGTTATAGTCGACGAGATGCAAAACATGAATTATCATGAACTTGATTCCGTCATAACCAGACTAGGCAATAACTCAAGATTAATTCTATGCGGAGATTATCGGCAGTCTGATTTCACGAAGGAGAAAGACAAACATGGTATGATTACTATACTAAATATTCTCTCCCAAATAAGTGAGTTTAAGAGTATTGAGTTTCAACAGGAAGATATTCTGAGAAGTTCATTCGTCAAGCAATATATAATTGCAAAAGAAAACTCTAAACTTGCTGCTTAATGATGCGGGGACTACGGTCCCCCATCCACTAATCTAAAACATCAATGTTTAACATTAAAGAAAATGGTATCCCCGATTTATCTACCAAAAACATCGACGGAAAACGGCATTACCTGGTTCCAGATCCAAGAACAGGAGAAACAGATGCTCTCGCGTATCCATCCATCACAACCCTGCTCGGGTGGTTTTCATCAGCAGGGATCTCAAAGTGGAGAGACAGGATTGGCCATGAAGAGGCGAATAAAATTACTGCGCAAGCAAGCAGAAGAGGCACCGCAGTACACAAAATCGTCGAAGATTACATCACCAACAAAGAAGATCATCTGCGTGATGTGATGCCTACTTTCAAGGCAGACTTTCTCAAATTTAAACCTATCATAGACGAACACATCGGAAATATATACGGCATTGAGACTGCCCTTTGGTCACATCGTCTCCATGTGGCAGGTCGCTCAGACTGTATTGCTGAATGGGATGGGGAGTTATCAGTTCTTG